TTCGGATTCTACGAATGGGAAGTATTTAAAAATGACGAACACTTCAAGTAAAGAAGTTAGGGCGGCATTGATTCATTTGTTATTAACAAGAAAAGGAAGTCGTTATTATTTACCAAGTTTTGGGACCAAACTATATGACCATATATTTGAACCAATGGATGAGGGTACTTTTAGTAAGATACAACAAGATGTTGATGAATCAGTTAAAGAATTCTTACCACAACTAACGGTTAATAGTATAAAAGTTACTCCGTATTTAGAAACAGAAGAAAGTCCTGGTGAGTTTACGACAGGATTAGATGAAAGACTTTATAGAATTGCCGCTAAAGGTACTGAAGAGTACACGGCTAAATTAAGAATTGATTACACAAACAATATAGGTCAATTCGCAGAAAGAGATTACATTTTAATTAACATATAACCATGGCAGATAAGATTTCATACGTAGAAAGAGACTTTTTGGGGTTAAGAACTGAATTAGTTAACCTTACAAAAGAGTATTACCCAGATTTAATACAAAATTATAACGATGCGTCATTATACTCGGTATTCTTAGATATGAACGCTGCGATTGGTGATAATTTACATTATCATATTGATAGAACAATGCAAGAGACTGTGTTGGACTACGCACAACAAAAACAATCGATATATAATATCGCCAGAACTTACGGATTAAAGTTACCGGGTAAAAGACCTTCAGTGACTTTAGTTGACTTTACAGTTAACGTTCCTGTTTCGGGAGATAAAGAAGATAGTAGATATTTGGGTATTCTAAGAAGAGGAGCTCAGGTGTCGGGTTCGGGACATATATTTGAAACGATTTATGATATTGATTTCTCAAGTCAGTATGATTTAAAAGGAAACCCAAATAGGACTAAAATCCCTATTGTCGATGGTTCGGGAACTATACTGTCGTATAATATTACGAAAAGAGAGGTAGTTGTTAATGGTGTTACAAAGGTGTTTAAAAAAGTTATTAGGCCTTCAGACGTTAAACCGTTTATGAGGTTATATTTACCAGATGAGGACGTATTAGGGATTGTGGATGTTATAGAAAAACAAGGTACTACGTTTAGCACAATACCATCAGACGCAGAATTTAGAAAAACTAAAAATAAGTGGTATGAGGTTAAAAGTTTATCACAGGATAGAATTTTTACTCAAGACCCAACATCTCCTTCAGACCAACCAGGTGTTGTAAGGGGTAAGTATAAAACAGTTGATAGAAGGTTTATATCTGAGTTTACTCCTGAAGGGTTTGCATTTGTTACTTTTGGTGGTGGTAATACCTCGGCTCAAGACCAATTCGATACTTTCGTTGACTTAGAGGGGAGTTATGATTTATTAGATTTCACAAATAACCTATCGTTAGGTAAGTCAGTAAAACCAAACACTACTTTGTTTATCAAATATCGTGTTGGTGGAGGAATAACCTCTAATGTTGGGGTTGAATCATTAAACGACTTAGGTGATTATGATTTTTCGGTAACAGGACCGTCATCTAATATCAACACACGAGTTATTAACTCTTTAACTGCTACTAACGTAGCAGCCGCTATTGGTGGAGCGGACAAACCATCGTTAGAAGAAATTAGAAATATGGTTGCGTTTAATTTTGCCGCTCAAGAAAGAGCCGTGACATTGAACGATTATAGAATATTAATAAAGACAATGCCAGCAAAATACGGAGCGCCATCAAAGGTGAACGTATTTGAAGAAGATAATAAGATAAGGATTAATTTATTGTCTTATGATTCAGATGGTAGTTTAACAAATAAAGTTTCTAACGTTTTAAGACAAAACATCGCTGAATATCTATCAGAATATCGAATGATTAACGATTATATTGAGACAGAAGTTGCTGAGATTATTGACTTAGGTTTTGAGATAGATGTTATATTAGATAAGAATGTTAATCAAACAGAAATTATATCTTCAATTTTATCAGAGGTATCTTCATATTTAGAGATTGACGGTAGGGACTTAGGTGAGCACTTATATGTTGGAGAGTTAAAACAAATTGTTAACTCACAATCTGGTGTGGTTAACTTAGTGGATTTAAGAGTCGTTAATAAAGTGGGTGAGGGGTATTCAGATACCAAAACGGCTCAACCATATATTGATGAAGACACCAAACAAATTCAATTAGGTGATGAAACGGTTTATATGAGAAGTAATCAGATTTACCAAGTTAGGTTCCCAAGTAAGGATATAGTTGTTAGAGTTAAAACAATTTCTGCACCTTTGATTAATTAATCAAGTTTACATTACTTTGTATTATCTTATTATTAATTAGGAAAATATTTAATTTAATATTTATCTAAAAAGAAACACGTATGTCTAAATCCTATAGAATAAGAACTACACCAGGTGTAGATACTAACATTAAAATCAATATCGACCAAGACTTTGATACGTTAGATATCTTATCCCTAAAAATGACACAAACAGGTGACTACACAAGTTTATGTGCTGACTTTGGTGTTGTGGTGGGTAGAGTGTTTACGAACGGGGGGTATGGAGTACCAAATGCCCGTGTGTCTATATTTGTACCTATTGATAATATCGATGAGGATAATCCAGTTATTAATGAGATTTATCCCTTCAAAACATCCACGTCAAGAAACGAAAAAGGGTACAGGTATAACTTATTACCTAATATAAGACAACATTCAGGGCATACACCGACAGGTACTTTCCCGTCTAAGGTTGATGTTCTAACACAAGAACATGTGTTAGAGGTATACGACAAATATTACAAATACTCTGCAAAAACCAATGACTCAGGTGACTTTATGTTGTTTGGGGTTCCATTAGGTACACATACATTACATTACGACTTAGATTTATCTGACATTGGTTGTCAGTCTTTAGTTCCCTACGATTTGAAATATGAAGGAGTTTCTGATGAAAAATTTGAAAATGCGTATACATTTATGTCGTCAGATAATTTAGATAGTCTACCCCAAATCATATCCACACAGAAAACCGTTAATGTTGAACCATTTTGGGGAAACCCTGAATTATGTCAAATAGGAATTACTCGTTCAGATTTTGATTTAAAAGAAAGAGGTGTTAGGATAGACCCATACGCTATTATGATGGGTGGTACGTTTACTGATTCAGGTAAAGACGCACTACGAGTGAGTTGTAATGTTGATAATCAGATGGGTGAGAAATGTCGACTAACTACATTCAAAGGGGACATCGAAGCAATACGTTTTAGCGGTCAGTATGAAACTAAATCAGATGATTCTGGAGAGATTGATATGAAAAGACCAATATTAGAAAGTGTATTGTTAGACACTCAGGTTGATGAGAAAGGGGTATATTTTTTCAGAGTTCCGATGAATATGAAATATGTCACAACTGACGAGTTTGGGTATTTAGTGGAATCTAAAGATGAAGATGTGGGTATACCGACTATGGGTAACTATAGGTTTAGAATAAGTTTAAACGAAGACACTGGAGAAAGAAATCGTTTTACGGGTAAGTATTTAATCCCTAACGTTAGGGAATATCATAATGATAATGATACTAATTTTGTTGGTGGAAGGTCAACAATAGACCCTAAATCGTACTCATTCAGTACTAATTTAGATGATTATCCTGAGGCTGCAATATCTGAGATTGCGGGTATGAGTCAAGATGCTATTAATAATAATCAAGTGGGAGTACCACAAGACTATTTTTATCAATACCGATATGGTAGGGTTTATACGGCGTCTAGCTTTATCAACCAATATTGGAAGACAGGTTGGTGGGAGAGAGTGTTTAAGATTTTTGTTAGAGATAGGAATGAGTCTTTTATTGGTATAAAAGAGATTTGGCCGTCAGAAAAAGATGATTGTGCCAATACTAATAACTTCTTTCCGATTAATGATGCGGTTAGAAATCATAGGTTTAATTTCTTTATTTTAACGATACTTAGTTTTGTTGATTATCTCGGTAAGTTTATAACGTTACTGATAAATGAATTTGTAACTAGAGTGTTGTTTCTCATTGCCGCGGCTTTAGAAAGTATTAAAGTGGCTAAAAGGGCAGCGGCTAAGATGTATAGAAATGCGAAAGAATACCAATTTAATAATATTATGAAGTTGAGGTTAATCACATATCCCGATTGTTATGACTGTGAAGAGGATGAAAACCCAAATCAAACAACTACGAATGTAGATATTATTGATAGTGACGTGATATCTACATATGAAGGAGACACCGTACCGACACCAACACATCAAAATTTAGATTTTGAAGAAAAATATACTCGTGTCTCTGATGATTGTTGGTTACATACGGTAAAAAATGAGACACCGAATGATATAACAATTTTATCTACTGACTTTAAAGATTGTGATGGAGAATATATGATTAATGATATTGTTGTATCTCCTGATGAAGAAATAGAACTAAGAGGTGTGAGATTTAACACACAAACAACCACCCAAGAACTTATTTTAACCAATTTAAATCTTAGCTTTCCTACATTACCAAATAACGTTGCCAATCCTAGAGAACTAACAGAGCCACAGTCATATAACCCTGACGGTGATTTATACTTTCCGATTGGGTTGATACCACCCCCCACAGTTGTTAATCCTGGTGGGGAAGAAATTTATCTATATGAACGATGGGTTATTAGGATAAATGTATTTGATGATGAGACTGTAGTAGTACCAATTGGGATAGGTCAGACCTATGATATAGTATGGAGTGAGCAATGGAATACATGGGTTATTAAAGATATCTATGATGAAATTGCTGAAGTATTAGCAGAGGTTTATAATAAAGAGGTTGATGAACCTATTTCAAATACTTGTCACCCTAATAGTGGTGTAGTAAAGGTTGAATACCTTTGGAAGATTGATGATGTTGAACCTGAAGATGTGGTGTTTACTGAAATAGAGTCGGGTTGTTCTAAATATGACTATATTATAGAAGATGAGCCGGGTAGTAATGGTTTTTTTGGGGGTGATATGAACTTAAGACCGTTTGTCGATGGATTTGACACTACTGGTGACGGTATTGAGGATATAGTAACATATGTAGAGGCTAAAGAATATTTAGATAATAATCCACCGAGAGAGGATATATTTCCTTTTACGACAGGACAAAGTGCGATTTGGCGACAATATGACACGACTGAAAATTATGAAGAAAACATTTTAGGCGAGAACGAAGAAGAATGTGAACCAAGACCTCCATATAACGTTTTAGCAGTTCTTTCTAAACATCGTAAAGCAGGATTAGATGAAAACCCCGAAAAGTTTAGAAATGGGGTACTACATTGTATATATAATGGTCGATATTATGGTAAGGTAAAGAAAAAAGGACCATATCGTGTTGATTCAGATGCGGCAAAAAAAGGAACAATTTCGGGTTATTCTGAATTTAGAGACGGTGTTTACACCATAGTTCCTTTAGCTGGAAGAACCGGTGAGATGTTAAACGACTACAGAAGAAGAAAGTTATTTGGTAAATTAATGTGTGGTGGTGTGGTTTCATATACCTTCTCTAACTCATGGTTAAATGGGGCGTTATATTTCTTTCAGTTTATGAAAAGAGGTAGTAATAGATATTGTAAAGACTGTTTATATAGGAAAGTAGATGAAACTGGCGTTCACTACTATTACAGGTCATCACCATTTAATCCAAACTATAGTCAAGGAGAAAATCAATATAACTACAGTAATGACGGGAACAATATAGGTTTAAATAGTCAATTAACTGAGGACTATATGAATAAAACTAAAGGGTTTTATGGGGTTTCTAGAGACGGGAATCACAGAGAAATTAATTATCCAACGACTGTGATGGATTTAGGTCCTAGAAATACTTGGTTAAATGAGATTTGTGCGGATAACGAATTAGACCCTAACTGTTCAATAAGTAGAAGTGTTGGTGCCACCTCATATAAAGGTGTTGATGACCTAATGGAATATATTATACAGTCAAAAGAAATTAAAGAAAGAGGTCGATTAAAGGTTAGTGATTTATTTGATAGTAGGAAAGGTAAGATTGATGGGGATATTTCTCAGTTAATGAATTTTAACACACAAACAGGAATATATCCGTTTGAAATTGAAGAAGAGGACTCACCGTATATGGACCTATATAATGGTATTTTTGATTCTAAAGGGCCTATAGGAATTAAAATGTTTTATTCTGAAGACGACCCCGACACTCCTGAGTTAGAACAATTAGGAGGGTTAATAAGGGCCTGTCTTAATGAACCTGGAAGGTTAGGTGATACATCACAAAGAGTTCCCTATTTTTTATGGAATACTAGGGGTCACGGTTTTGGTGAAAGAGTGGTAGGTGATGGTAATAGTGTCAACGGAGTGTTTAATGACGTTGCGTTACCATTTTTTGATGAACTTGGTGCGATTTTAAGTAGGTCAGGTGAAAAACAAAGTTATTACGAGAATAAGGTTTATAACCAAAGACTACAAATGTTTAAAGCAAATCTTAATGAAGATTTAAACAATGACCCGTCGGATAATGAATATCTTAAACCTTATTTATTACCTCCAATCATCGATTGTATTGAGGTCAATGGTGAAAAATTAAAGGCTAATGACAATTATAAAGAGTATACTGTTAATCAAAAACGTGCTCATTTTATGGAAATAGGTGTTCCGTTTCATTTCCAACTAGGGTTGAGAAAAGGTTCTACCGCATATGATAAATTTGTTGAAAATTACGGACCTAAATAATATGAAACGAAACCCGAGTCATTTCATAATATATTTTCTTTATAAAGAGGAAGAAAAGTTATTATATAAGTTTTTATCTAAAATAACCCATAGTGTTATGGGAACAACAACAAATATTGATGGGATTATACGTGATATAAACAAGTTTGTTAAAAAATACGAAGGTATTAAACTTAAACAAATTAACTTGACCAGTTATGGTTCTGGTTATAGGTTAGTTGAGGGGTTAACTAAAGAAGATGTTATTAAAGTGATAGACTCATTGAGTTCTGTAATAACTAAAGAAACTAAGATAATGTTTACTACCTGTTACAGTGGGTCTACCTATCGAAAACTTGTGGAATTGTCAGAACATTATGATGGTATGGGTATCTATGGTATGTATGGTAATTACGGACTAACGTCTAAGATGACTAAGTGTAAATGTAAAGAAAAGGGGTTAAGTCAAAAAATAATAAATGAAATACCCAAAAGTAGGTACGGGTTTGAACATGATGAGGTTATGGTAGTGAATACTATTAGGAGAGATGAAAATGAAGTGATTAATTGGAGTCGTTGTGGAATGGCATATCAATACGACAAAACTATGAAAGAAAATGGTGTTTGTGAAGAATCTAAACAACCATATACGTTATTAAAATCGATTAGGAATTATTTATTTAATATACAGTAATGGAAAATAAAAAAATTATATTACCTGAGTTAAGGTTTAAAGGTTCTGAAGAGACAGATATGTCTTTAAAGGTTGAACTTACTCAAGAAGGTAGGCATATAGTTGAAGGGGATAGAACAGTTATTTTAAGTCAGTCAGAACAATACGATACTGAAAGACAGAAATCGGACAAGTATAGATTGACGGGTGTTATAAGACCCATATGGAAAAATATTACAGACTTATCAACGACTAACCTTGAAATATTACATAACTTATTTTTCGTTAACGAGAAAATTGAAGAGATTATTAACGAAACAGACGATAATTCTCCTTCTGACTTAGATTTATCTGAGTTAATAGGTCGAATACCGATGAAAGAAATGACTTTTATTCGTGAAGACTATAATGGTGGTATTGCGTCTGAAGAATTTTTTGATATTACAGGAAATAAAAACTATTCGTGGTATAATAACGGTAATGGTTTTGGTTCTGTTTTTTCTGATAGAATTAATTGGAATTTATATTTAACCTATCCTAGTGAGAAATTTGTTCCCACTGTCGGTGACAAAATTAAATTAAACTTACCTGAACAAGAAGGGACAATTGAATTTGATTTGGCTAATGGGTTACCATTCAAAGCGACTGATAACGGTTCGTATTTTGAATTTTATACGCCACTTAAACATGGATTAAGTAAGGACGATTTTGTCGAGATTAATGGTGTGGTTTATAGTGTTGATGTTATTGGTAATCAAAAATATCGTTCAGAAGATAGAATATTTGGAATTTATAAAGGACAGTTTGAAGACGGTGTCGTATTAGATGAGGGTGGTTTTAAGAGAGTGATTGAAAAAAACAATCCTGAAGAAACGACCTCAGAGTATTATATGGTTAAACATAAAATACTTAAAACCCACGAGGCGTTTGAGGTACAAAAAAACGCATTTGAATCTTCAATTTTTGAGAATGAACAATATATACAAAAATACGGATTAAATGATAATAATGAACCGTCATATGAAGAACAAGGTGTTGTAAGGACACAAGAAAACGGAAATACATATATGTTTATCTTAAAGGATGAGGTAGATGTTGACGGATTAGTTGACCATTTAGAAAGACCATTAACAAACATTAACGTTAGTGTCTTACATAGAAATAATATGAAGATGTTCAACCAACAACAATATGGTTTTGAAAGACAATTCGGTTATGGAAACGAAGATGCGTTAACTAAGGTTGAAGAAAGTTTATATGATGGTAATAATAAGGTAGTTAAAGACTTATCGGTTGGTGATACTATTATGGGTGGTATTTATGAGTATAACCCATATGAAATGATAGAAAGGAAGGTAACAGACAGACACTTAAGACTATCGTTTAATGATGATTTTTTCGATAGAAAAACGATAAATGGGACTACATACCCTAATGGACCTGAAGGTTACTATTATAACCCACATTTTGAATATAAGTTAAGGGTATATTCGGATTATATTGAAGAGTCTGACACTAGTAATATATATAACTTACCATCATATGCCAAATACTTTCAAAAAGAAAATGTTTGGAAATGGAGAGATATATGGTCAAAGGGTTATGTTAA